AAAGTAGATTTTGCACCTTCATTAGGATTAAGTATAACTGATGAAATGGAAATAGTGGTAACGGGTAAATTAGTAGTATAATGTCGCAAATTTTTTGGGAACAAATAAAAAATGAATTACCTGAACTAGGAGAATATCTTACTGGTTCATTAAATGTGACAGGTTCGTTCGGTACTACCGGTTCTGTTTTTATAGAATTAGACGGAGTTGAAAATGTTTTCAATATAAAAGTAGATGGAGAAGAAAAATTAAAAGTAAATACTCAAGGTATACTTCAGTTTAATTCTCAGTCAGTTACTCCAACACCTGTAGAAGGGGGATTATTTTATAGTTCTAGTAACGAATACTACTTAGGTTTTAATAATTAACTAATATTTATATAAAAATAACTTAAAAATTTATTGATTCATGGCTAGGTGGAAAAAATTATTAGTATCAGGCTCAAATATCTCTCAATTAACTAACGATGCCGGGTATTTAACTTCAGAAACTTCACAAGCAGCGTTCGTATCGGCATCTATAGGTGGAACACACCTAATTGCTAATGATCAGTTCGGTCAACTTACTTTTGCTACAGGAAGTAATCAACTTAATATATCAGGTTCAGCAGGTAATGATACTTTAACCTTTAGCTTAACAGGCGGATTAGTATCAGGTTCAAGTCAAATAGCTATCAATTCTACTACCGGTAATTTAACTACTTTAGGTACTGTAACATCAGGTAATGTAACCGCTATTTTACCTTCCGGTGTAGTTTCAGCATCAGCACAAATTGATCATGATTCAACTACTAACTTCGTTGCTGGGGAGCACTTCTTACAATCAGATATTACAACAGTAGGTACTGTAACTAGTGGTAATATAAACGCACTATTACCAACAGGTACAGTTTCAGGTTCTATATCAGTTCCTAGTCAAGGTACTATAAGTATTAATGGTATATCTCACGATTTACAATTACAAACTGGGGATTCACCATCTTTCAATGGATTAACTGTTACTAATAACCTTGCTGTTGGAGGTAACTTAACCGTATCAGGTACTACAACACAGCTAAACGTTACCAATTTAGATATAGAAGATAAATTTATACTCCTTAACTCAGGTTCTAGTTCTGTAGGAGATGAATCAGGTATTATATTCGGTGGATCAGGCGGTACAGCCCATTCTGGTTCAGCTATATTCTGGAATGGTGATTTTAACGGTAATGATGGTAGATTAGCAGTAGGACATAATTTTGGAGCTAGTCAAGGTAACGGAGCTAATCCTGCTTATTTTGTAGGAGGAGTATTTTCAGGTTCATTAGAAGAAGCTTCAGGTTCATTAGCTGATCATTATGGTAATATTAGAATAGAAGATGGAGAGATCTTCATATATGTATAATATAATTGAAAATAGTTTTAATAAAAAAGTTTATGGGATTAATAGAAAAAATGAGACCTAAAAAAGATGAAGGTCTTACAAAAAAAGAAGCAGAATTTATTCTTGCTAAATTAAGAACAGCAGATTTCAAAGGTAATGAATTTGAAATGTTCTTTACAGTATTTAAGAAAATAACAGATCATATTAAAGCAATAAAATAAGTACGAGGTCCTTTGGGACCTTTTGCTATTTATAACTATATTATTGGCCCGTAAGGGAAGTGGGCAGGTAATCCTGTAACCAACCGTAATAAAATTAGATATGCCGAACTGGAAAAAACTTATAGTAAGTGGCTCTGACGCTACGCTAAACTCTCTTGATGTAACTAACAATATAAGTGCTTCTAACTTATATGTTAAAGATGAGATAATACATCACGGAGATACCAATACCAAAATAAAATTTCAAGACGATAAAATTATCTTCAAACCAGGAGGCGCTAATTTTATAGAACTATCTGAAGGTTCTACTGATTTAATTACGTTAAATAGAAATGTAAGTGCAAGCGGTCATATAAGCTCATCAGGATTATATGTGGAATCTTCTACTATAACAGACTTTATAAAATTAAATTCATTAGGTTCTAGTGCAAATCCTATAAAACTTATTTTTGAAAAATCAGCAACTGAACAAGGTATAATAGAATACAATAGAAATGGTGATTTAGAAATCTTTAATAGTGATGGTGATGGTGGTGTAATGATAGATGGTACAACATCAGCTGGTGGAGATTTTTATGTAGCTAATTCAGGTAAGGTAGGTATAGGAAATACATCTCCACCTAAAGAACTAACTGTAGAAGGAGATATAAGCGGTAGTGGTACTCTACTTTTAGAGGGCGGTATAACAGCCTCAAACAATATTCAAGGAGCTTCAATAACAATTGGAACTGATACGGTTTATAGTAATGCTCTTAATATACATAATAGTGGTGCAATTAGAATCGGAAATGCTGAATATATTTCGAAATCTGGTAATGATTTAAGTTTATTTCAAGGTAGAGTAAAAGTACATAACGAAGGTAGAGGAACAACTTTTGACGGCTCAATAACAGCATCTGCCGATATTAGTGCAAGTGGTAATTTAACAGTTGATCAAATAATAGCCTCAGGAGCTATTTCAGCAAGTGGTCAAATATTTGGAAATAGTCTTAAGACAGATCAATATCTTTATTTTGGCAGTGATGTTAGTTTATTTAGAGATGGCGTAAACATATTAAGAACCGATGATATATTCCATGCTAATGGAGATATACATATTTTCGATAGATTAGTTAATAGAAGTCAAACATCTAATTATATTGAGTTTGCAACTAATAAACAAAACTTTAATGTTCCGGAAGCTACATTTACCGGTAACATAACAGCCTCAAATAATATAAGTGCAAGCGGAGATATAATAGGAAGCTCTATAAATGTAGATGGTGACATAACAGGTGTATCTGGTTCTTTCGATTATGTAAAAACTGGAAGATTACAGGTTGGTAATGCTACTAATTCTTCAGATAAATTAACTCTAGACGGAGGTGATCTTCATTTAGAAAATCAAAGAAGTATTACTTTTGCTGATATTGGAGACGGTAATGAAGGTAGGGTAAGAATTCAAGGTGATGAAGATAACGATTTTATAGATCTTCGTGTCGATAACAATGTTAATAGAAATATTAGACTTGACACTACCGGTGTTTCAATACGAACTACTACTCCAGCCGTTACAGGTTTAACCGTTGCAGGAGATATAAGTGGTAGTGGTCATTTAACTATGCTCGGTACCGGTTCGTTTGATAATATAGCTATACCGGGTTCAGGTTTAGGTTACTACTTAGGAGGTAGTGGCGGTGGAGCACCAACTAGTACTTTAAGATTAGGTTCAAAAACTACTACTAATACAGTAGCATTAGAAATATTTCATTCAGCTAACCCTGTATCATTAGGTATTGATTATGATGGAGGTGCCGGTTTAGCATTTATAGAAAGTGCTCATAGTAGTTATGATGTAAATACTCATTTATTATTTAAACCAGGGGGAACAGAAAACTGGAGAATAGGTTCACATGGATCTAATGCTAGTAGTAAATTTGAAATTAAACCTGCAGCAGCCGGTTATGATTTTATAGTTGCTGATAATTCAGGCAATGCTATTTTATATTCAGATACAAGTACTAAATATGTTGGTATAGGAGTAACTTCTCCTTCTGAAAATTTACACGTTAGTGAATCTATAAGAATAGGATATCCTTCAGGAAGATTACTAGCAAAAGCAACAGATAGTTTTTACGGAGAAATAATTCCTTTTAATTCAAATGGTCAAACTATAATTAATAATCAATATCCTGACGGTGTTATTATATTTAAATCAGGTTCTAATGAGGTTGCAAGATTTAAAGATGGTTATTTAGGTATAGGAACAACTACACCTGACGAAAGTTTACATGTCGATGGAAATATAAGAGCTGATAATATAAAAGTTAACGATAAAATTATACATAGAGGGGATGCAAATACTTCTATTAATTTTACTTCAGATAATATAGACTTTGAGACTGCTGGTACTGTAGCATTAACACTAGATAGTTCACAAAATGCTACTTTCAGTAGTAATATAACTGCAAGTGGAGAAATTAGTGCTAGTGGAAATATTATAGGAGAACTGACAGGTATAGGAGGAGCAGTAACCGGTATAACTACATTAACTAATTCTGCTTTGAAAGTAGGTAGAAGAACAGACGATGATTTTATAGATTTTGGTACTAACGATAAAATTAAATTTACCGTTGGAGGTACCCAAGGATTTACTATAGGTGAATTCGGTAATATTCATGCTGTATCTGATATTACATCTTCAGGAAATGTATCTATTTCTGGAGATATTAGTATTCCTGATAGCAGCGAAATAAAATTAGGTACCGGTGAAGATTTAATTATAAAGCATAATGGTTCAAATAATGTTATTCAAAGTGTAACTGGTGATTTAAAAGTAGGAGTAGCAAATACATTTGCTGTTCAAAATGATACTTTTGATGAAAATATGATCACTGCTACTGAAGATGGTAAAGTAGAATTATATCATAATGGTAGCAAAAAATTAGAAACTACTTCTGACGGAACTAAAGTAACAGGAGATTTAGAAGTTACTGGAACAATCCAAGCCGAAGCTATTCATACAACTATAACTTCATCATCAATTTTATTACAGAGTGGATCTACAAGATTAGGAGATACTTTAGACGATGTTCATAATATAACAGGTAGTCTTAATGTAACCGGTAGCGCTACTTTGACAGGAAACTTAACTTTTGATGGAGCTGCAAGAGATATATTAATAATAGATAATGATCCTACAGCTCTAGAAATAAAAGAAGGTAGTAACTTGTACATGAGATTTAACAGTTCTAATGGTGCTGAAAATATACTACTACACAAAGCAACTAGTCTTTCTAGTACTTTGAATGTTTCTGGTGATACTACTATTAACGGTAATATAACATCATCAGGTGAAATTTTAACATCTAGTACTGGATCTGCAGCACGTCCTGCTTTAGGATATCAAACAAACGGCGGCTTTACTGGAATATTTTCTACCAACGGAACTGATAGAATGGATATTTCTATTGGCGGTACTAGTGAAATGGTATTTGATAGTTCACGAGCAAGATTTGGTCAAAGTACTGCTGCGCCAGTTGTTGAATATGAAAGTCAAGGAAGTGGTCCATCATTTACATTTGAAGATGATACAGATACAGGTATAGGTAGAAAATCTACTAATAAATTATCTGTTTATGCAGGAGGTGAAGTATTTACTGTAGGAGGTACTGAAGGTATAACTGTAGTAGCAGGAGGATTAGCAACAACAGGAGCAAGAGGTAGTATATCTTCTAACTCACATATAACAGCTTCTGGTAATATAAGCTCTAGCGCACAAATAATAGCAGATACATTAAATTTACAAGGAACATCTAATGCCGGTACTGATACAGACAAATTCTTAGTATTAGATGCCTCAGGAAACGTTGATTTTAGAACTGGTGAAGAAGTTAAAACTGATATCGGTGCTGTTGGATCAGGAGGAGTTACTGATGCAGGAGGTGCTACAGGTCAAGTAGCAGTTTGGTCTTCAGCTTCAGCTATATCAGGTTCTAATAATCTTATAATTGATACAGCTACAGATATTATATCAGTATCTGGTTCTTTAAATATAACTGGTTCGGTTAATTTAGCAGATAGTACTCAATTAAGTTTCGGAAATAGTGATGATTTTAAAATATCTCATACTTCAGCCGGTGCTACTAATATTATCAACGAAACTGGTCATATAACTTTTCAACAAAGATTAAATGACGGTGATATAATATTCCAATCTGACGATGGTGCAGGTGGCCTGGCTACATATTTCTTTTTAGATGGTAGTACAACAGATGTTAGATTTGAAAAAAGCATTAGAGTTGTAGATAATGCTAAAGTAAAACTTGGAACTGGAGAAGATTTACAAATATACCATGATGGTTCTAACAATAAAATACAAACAGTCACTGCAGGTGCTGATTTAGAATTTATATCAGGTAGTACTGAATTTTTAAGATTAGATGGCGGAACAGGACAAATTGTATTTTCTCAAAATGCAAGATTTAACGATAATGTAAAAGGTAATTTCGGTACAGGCGAAGATTTACAAATCTATCACGATGGTTCAAACGCAAGAATATACAATGACACAGGAGATTTCTATATAAGAAATACTGCTGACGATAAAGATATTTATTTTCAATCAGATAATGGCTCTGGTGGAATTGCTACATATTTCTTTTTAGATGGTAGTAATAGTCATACTAATTTCCAACTAAATGCAAGATGGGTAGATGATGCTCAAGCTCAATTTGGTAATTCAGGAGATTTATTAGTATATCATAACGGTACTAATAGTATTATAGAAAATAATACAGGCGATCTTGTACTTTTATCTGATAGTGCAGATGGTGATATATTGTTTAGATCAGGAAGTACAACATATTTCCAATTAGATGGTGGAGTAGGTAAAACTATATTTTCAAAAGATGTAAGATTTAGTGATAGTGTAAGAGCTTATTTTGGAACCGGTAATGACTCAGAAATACTGCATAACGGTACTGATATGGCCATCCAAAACTTTACCGGTCATATAAAACTTATTAATTATGCAGATGATAAAGATATAGTATTTCAATCAGATGATGGATCTGGTGGAGTTACTGAATACTTTAGATTAGATGGCGGATTAGGTTATTCTGTATCAAGTCAACATATTCAAATGGCAGATGGTAAAGCTGTTTATTATGGTAATGGAAATGATTTAGGCATTTATCATTTAAGTGATAATTCTTTCATAGAAAATCAAACGGGTGATTTATTTATTCAAACTGCAAATGCAGATGGAGATATTAAATTAAGATCAGGTAGTACAGAATACTTTAGATTAGATGCTGGCGAAGGAAGATTAGTTACTAGTGTTAATCATAGATATTTAGATAACGCTGCTATAATGGTAGGTACCGGAGCTGATATGCAAATAAAACATACAGGTTCTGAAAGTCAAATATTTAATACAACCGGTCAATTAGATATAAGAAGTTCAAATAAAATACTATTAACTGCTAATAATGGTGATAATATGATTCAAGCCATTAAAGATGGAGCAGTTGAATTATATCACGATAATACTAAAAAAATAGAAACTACTTCTTCAGGTCTTAGTGTCTTAGGACAAGTTAGTGCTAGCGGAGATGTTATAGGTAATACAGGTTCTTTTGTAAAAGCAGTTATTAATACTCCATCAGTTTCTGCTAACGAAAAATTATTTCAAGTTCAAAAAGCAGGTTCAGATGTCTTTTTTGTAGATGAAGATGGAGATGGAGTTTTTGATGGTGTAGTTGAATTTGCAAATTTCGCTTATGGTAGTTCTGGTAATACATTTATAGGAGGTAGAGAAGATTTAGTTCTTGGAATGAATTGGAATAATGATACCGATGGTACATCTATTAAATTTACTAAAAACGAATTTTCAAATAATCCTTCTAATACCTTGATGACAATATCTTCATCTGGTAACGTTGGAATCGGAACAGCTCCTTCTAGTAAAACATTATTAGTAAACGGAACTATAAGTTCTAATGGTAATGAAGTATTCTTTAGTCATTTTGATGCTGTAGGAAGTAATCAATCTAGATTTAGAGACGATGTAATATTAAGATTTGGTACTGATAGAATCTTTGGAATGAAATACGATTCTAGTGATGATCAATTCCAAATTATATCAGGTAGTGTAATTCACGGTATTTTGAGCCCAACAGGTTATTATGGATTAGGAACAACTTCTGCTAGTTCTAAATTTACTCCTAAAGCTAGATTACATTTAAGCGGTTCTGATTCTACTTCATCAGCTATCAGACAGACAAGAGCAGGAGTAAGAATATGGGATCAAGCGATTGATTCTTCAGGAAGATTACAATGGGGGTATCGATCAACAGAAGCTGGTTCTAGAACTGTAGTATATACATTAGATGATAATAATAACGTAGGTATAGGGATAGGTGCAGGAGCACCAAAAGCTACTCTACATGTAGCAGCAGCAGATTCAGACGGTTCTGCAGCTACAGTAAGAATTGGTGGTCCTTCTAACGGTACAGGTAATAACGTATCCAGATTAGAATTAGTTGAAAATACTACTAACTCTAATGCCGATATGCATTTTGGTTATTCATTTACTGCAGATGGAGACGATACTAATAATTTATTACTAAGAAATCATAATAGTTCTACAACAGGTAATGTTGCGTTATCTGTAGCAAGAACTACTGGACAGATAGGTATCGGTGTTTCATCACCTTCAGGAGAAATATTAGACGTAAGCGGTAGTATTGTTATAAGAGATATTGGTACTACTAGAGGTATAAGAAGAAATTCAGACGGTTATAATTTACAGTTAATGGGAGGTACTTCTGTAACTGATGGAGCATTTATTTCATTAGGTGGAGATTTAAGAGGAGGTGCCGGTAATGCATTAGCAGGTAAAGTAGAAATAGCTCAAGGTGGAGCAGCATATGCTAATAGAGCAGCTATATCAAGCAGTATGGCATTTAATGCAGTACATAATGGAGGTACTGTAACCGATATGTTGATTGATGGATCAACCGGTTACGTAGGTATTGGTACTACAGCACCAACAAAAGAATTAACTGTTGAAGGAGATATATCTTCTAGTGGGGACATTACTACTGAAGGAACTATTACTATACCTGATTATATAGTTCATGCAGGAGATGGTGATACTAAAATTGGTTTCAATACCGATAATTCAGTTGAAATAAGAGCCGGGGGTAACTTACAAATAAATGCAGATGCTAGTCGTTCTTATTTAAGATATCAAGGTTCTTCAAAATTATATACAGATAGTACAGGAGTTATAATTGTAGGTGATGCTAATATATCTGGTACTGTTACTGCACAAGAATTCCATAGTGAGCTAGTTTCTTCATCTATAGTATTCCAATCAGGTTCTACTAAGTTTGGAGATTCTCAAGACGATGTTCATAGTATGACAGGTAGTTTATTACTATCTGGGAGTGCTACTTTTGATATAGGAGGCCGTGAATTACAAATTACTAATGTAAGCGGTTATCCAAAAATAGCAGCAGATAATAATTTATTTTTAGATGGTGGTGGTTTAATTCAACTTCAATCTAACACAATACCAGATGGGGATAGTGTAAGAGATTTAGGTCAATCAAATAGATTTTTCAAAACTTTATTTGTAGATGAGACTTTCTTAGGGAATTCCATGGTACATAAACATGCTATTTCAGGTAGTGTTAATATATCTGGTTCATTAAATTTAGCTGATAATGTAAAAGGAAAGTTTGGAA